TGTTGAACCATTCCTTCGTGGAGTTCAATCTAAGAGAGGTATTACTGATTTCCTCGTTATTTGTGATGAGTCAAACAACACACCTGATGTGATTGATGCGAATGAATTCAAGGCAGATATCTTTATCAAGCCTGCTCGTTCTATTAACTTCATCGGTCTTACATTCGTTGCGACAAGAACAGGCGTTAGCTTCTCTGAAGTCGCTGGTCGAGTTTAATTAAATCCCTACTAAATAACAAAAGGAGTTAAAAAAGAAAATGACATTAGGAGAAAGTTTTCAAAATAGAAGTATCACCAATTTTAGAGACAGATTAATTGGTGGTGGTGCTAGACCCAACATGTTTGAGGTCAACATCACACTTCCAGAACAAGTTCAAGGTCTGGGTGATATTGAACAAGATATGAGATTTTTGGTAAAAGCGGCTGAGATACCAGCTGCTAATATCGGAAATATTCCTGTTCCTTTTAGAGGTCGTGTTCTACCTGTTGCAGGGGATCGCACATTTGATCCTTGGACAGTAACCGTTATCAATGATGCACAATTCAACATCAGAGATGCAATGGAACAATGGAGTAATTTAATTAATGACTTACAGTTTGACGTTGGTGACATAAACCCTGCTGACTATCAAACAAAAGCAGAAGTTTTTCAGTTATCAAGACAAGATACAGGAACTGGAGCAGGATCAGCTTCAAAAGGTTCAAGGATTATTCAAACTTTAAGAACATATAATTTTGAAGGAATTTATCCAAACGCAGTAAGTTCCATACCTTTAGATTATGGTGCAACAGATCAGATTGAAGAGTTCCAAGTTACATTCAACTACCTATTCTGGACATCAGACTTACCTGGCGTGGCTGGAGGTCTTGAAAGTGTCCAATCAGGCAGCTAGTTGATTTATATCATAGTTTAGGATATAATATAAATACCTTTAAAGGTATAATTATACAATGGCACAACTTTTTGGTTTCTCGATTGATGATTCGTATAAGAAACCGTCACCATCAGTAGTCTCGCCTGTCCCCAAAAATAATGAGGACGGTGCAGACTACTATTTGGCTTCTGGGTTTTATGGGCAATATCTTGATGTAGAGGGCGTATTTAAAACAGAATATGATTTAATTCGTAGATATCGTGAGATGGCACTTCATCCCGAGGTTGATTCTGCGATAGAGGATATCTTATGCGAAGCGATAGTTGCAGATCAAAATGATTCACCAATTCAAATTGATCTAGAAAATTTAAAGACAAGTGATAAAGTAAAACAAATTATTCGTGATGAATTCCAGTATATCAAAGAAATGCTGGACTTTGATAAGAAAGCTCATGAAATATTTCGTAATTGGTATGTAGATGGAAGAATATATTATCATAAAGTTATAGATTTAGAAAAACCAGAAGAAGGAATTAAAGAACTTAGATATATTGATGCACTAAAGATCAAATATGTAAGAGAACAGAAGAAAAAAGGTGGTGCAAACGCAATTCAATATACGCCAGGCAATAATCCAGGCGCTAATAATGATCCAATGAGTGCAGACTTTGAAGGTCTATCAGAATATTTTATATACACACCACACTCATATCAGAAAAATCAATACGGTTCAGTTGCAGTCACAGGTCAACAAAAGGACGCAGTTAAGTTTGCAAAGGATGCCGTTGCATATTGCACATCAGGATTAGTTGATCGTAATAAACAAACAGTTCTTTCTTACCTACAAAAAGCAATTAAAGCTCTTAATCAATTAAGAATGATTGAAGATAGTCTCGTCATTTACAGATTATCTAGAGCTCCAGAAAGAAGAATATTTTATATTGATGTTGGTAATTTACCGAAGGCAAAGGCAGAACAATATCTTCGTGAAGTTATGGCCAGATATCGTAACAAATTAACTTACGATGCAAACACTGGTGAGATTCGTGACGATAAGAAATATATGTCAATGATGGAAGATTTCTGGCTTCCTCGTCGTGAAGGTGGTCGTGGAACTGAAATATCTACATTGCCTGGCGGACAAAACTTAGGAGAACTGACTGACGTTGAGTATTTTCAGAAGAAACTTTTCCGTTCTTTGAATGTTCCAGAATCTCGTTTAGCTGATAATAGTGGATTTAGTTTAGGACGATCATCTGAAATATTAAGAGATGAACTTAAATTTACTAAGTTTGTTGGAAGAATGAGAAAAAGATTTAGTAATCTTTTCCACGATATACTTAAAACTCAACTAATTCTTAAGAATGTAATAACTCCAGAGGAATGGGAATATATGAGTGATCATATTCAGTATGATTTCTTGTATGATAATCATTTTGCTGAGTTAAAGGAAGCAGAATTAATGCAAGAGAGACTTGGACTTTTAGCAACTGCTGATCCTTACATTGGAAAATATTATTCCGTAGATTATATACGTCGTAAGATTCTACGTCAAACTGATGAGGAATTAGTAGAACAGGATAAGCTTATCAAAGCAGAAAAAGCCGCTGGTATTATTTTACCAACTGAACAAGAAATGATGTTAGCAGCACAGGCTGAAGCAGCAACTAAAGGAAATCTTGGAAAACCCCCAACTGAACCAGATATTGATGACTCTGGTGCAGAAGCTCCAGAATCGCCAGGAGCTCCCAAAGGTGGCGAGATATAAATAAAACATAGGTATAGGATTTTTATCTCATGGATGAATTAATGAACTTGATGATTGCGGATGAATCTCCATCTGAAATTAGTGATTCAATAAAAGATCAATTAATGCAAAAGGCTGCTGCAAGAGTAGATGCACTCAAGCCTGCGGTTGCGAATGCAATGTTGGGTTATGAACTTGAATCTGAAGAAGATGTAGAACCAGAAGCAGAAGTTGGTGAACTTGATTATGAAGAAGAAACCGAAGAGGAAGAGTAAATGGCACATCAACCTGTAGGCGCTGGTTTTAGTTTTGCAACGAATCAAACGAGTGCTTCACAAACTTTTACAGTACAATCGGACACACTTAGAGTTGTTGCTAAAAACGCTGGTCAACATGTAGCCATTGGAACTACTGGGCCTGCAAGAATAACTGATTATTATGTCCCTGCAAATACTTCTGCAACTTTAAATTTAGGTAGAGTTAGTTCTATCGGAATTGCTGGGATTACAAAGGGAGCTGCAACAGTCATTACACTCCCAGAGGGAATGGGTAATCCATTTAAAGTTGATGATGTAATCGTAATATCAGGTGTTACTGGTGTAACAGGATTTAACACTACTGCAAAAATAGTTTCCATTCAAGAGGCTAGAGCTAGAGGTTTTGCACAATTTGGTGCAGAATTAACAATTGATCACGATAGTCGAGCTCTTAATTCAGATAACGCAGTTGTGACTGCTGCAGCGGCAAGAAGACAATTGACTGTTTCAGCAGTAACTGATCATACAACAAATGGTCAATTATTCGCACAACAAGTTCAAATATCAGGAGTACAATAATGAAACTCATTACAGAAGAAATCGAACAGGTTGAAGTTATTGTTGAGAATCGCAACGGTAAGAAGAACTTGTTTATTGAAGGTGTATTCCTTCAAGGTGAAATAAAAAATCGTAATGGTAGAATGTATCCAATGCAAACTCTTGCTCGTGAAGTTGGAAGATATAACGAAAACTTTGTTGAGAAGGGTAGAGCTCTTGGAGAACTAGGTCATCCAGATGGCCCAACTGTCAATCTTGACAGAGTATCCCATAAAATTGTATCACTTAAAGAAAGTGGAAATAACTTTATAGGAAAAGCAAAGATTCTTAGCACTCCAATGGGTAAGATCGCATCTAATTTATTAGGTGAGGGTGTTAAACTTGGTGTTTCATCAAGAGGTGTAGGATCTTTAAATAAGACAAACGAAGGATACAGTGTGGTAGGAGAAGATTTTACTCTTGCTACTGCTGCTGATATCGTTGCAGATCCTTCTGCTCCAGATGCTTTCGTAGATGGCATCATGGAAGGAAAGGATTGGGTATGGGATGGTGGCATACTTCGTGAGAGACTTGCAACTAAAACATACAAACAGATCAATACTCT